ATTAGACATCAACGAGTTTGACGAGGAAACGGGCATTGAGTTCGTTTCTTTGGTAGAAACTCCAGCCATACAAAAGGACTTTCTTGCATTTGCAGAAATTACCCAAAGGTTTGAAATCAAGGATGAAGAAAAACGCATTGTTACAGGTGCAGCAATGATTGCTGATCTACCCATCTACCGAAGGGACGATGTTCGTGGTGAATACTATGTGGTATTTGACAAGGAGAGCATCTTCAAGATTGCGAAGAAGTGGGCAAGAGGGAACAAGTATGATGCGGTGAACACACATCACAAGACACCAATCGCAGATGGCGTGAGCTTATTTGAATCATACATCATTGATCGTGAACGGGGCGTGATGCCACCGAAGGGATTTGAAGAGGTTGCCGATGGTTCTTGGTTTGTTTCATACCTTATCGACAACGAAGAAGTGTGGGCAAAGGTTAAGTCAGGCGAGTTCAAAGGATTCTCAGTTGAGGGTGTTTTTGACTTTCCAGTTGATGCTGATGAGCAACTAATTGAGGAGATGAAATCCTTGCTTTCCAAATGGAATGGCAAATAAAATTGCAACACTTAAAACAAAAACCTAATTATATAACAAATGAACGCAAAAGAAACATTGAAAGAAATCCGCACTATGCTCGGATTCTCTGACGAAGAAATCAAAGTTGAGATGGCAACCGCCACTTTGACTGATGGGACTGTAATCTCTTACGAAGGCGAATTGGCGGTAGGAACTGCCATCTTCGTTCAAACTGCTGAAGGTGATATCCCAGCACCTGATGCAACTCACGAGGTTGAAGGTGGATTGTTGGTGACAACCATTGACGGAATCGTTACTGAGATCGTTGAACCTGAAATCGAAGTTGAAGTAGAAGCCGAAGAGTTCGCAACCGTATCTGCATTCAACGAAGTTGTTGCTAAGATGGAAACTGCCATTGCTGAATTGACTGCTAAGGTTGCAACATTGACTGCATCTAACAACAACCACAAAGAAGCAATGAGCAAAGCAATCGACTTGATCGAGAAAGTTGCTGACTTGCCTTCAGAAGAACCAACCAAAACCCCCGTTTCAAACAAGAAGAATGATCAGTTTGAAGCATTGAAAAGATTAAAAAACTCACTAAATAAATAAACTAAAACTATGGCATTTTCAGTCGGATCTCTCGTTAATTACAACAACGAACAATCAACAGACTTGTTGGTTAAAGCATTGTTCAGCGGCAAAACTGCTGCTGCGATGTACGCTGCTAACCAAGTGCAGGTAGGTGTTAAGTCATCTGCTGCCTTGAACATTATCGCTTCAACTGTATTCTTTCAAGCCGATGGCTGTGGATACAATCCAAGTGGTACAACTACCTTCACACAAAGAAACATCACCGTTGGTGCGGTGAAAGTTGAAGAAACTCTTTGCCCTAAAACTTTGGAAGCAAAGTGGATGCAAACACAAATTATGCCTGGTTCACCAACAATGATTCCTTTCGAGGAGCAAATTGGTAACGAGAAAGCAGCCGTGATTGCACAAACTTTGGAAACTGCAATTTGGCAGGGTGATACTACTTCAGGTAATCCTAATATCAACCGTTTTGATGGTTTGTTGAAGATCATCTCAGGTGCATCTCCAACATTGGCAAACGCTGCCCCAACAACTTTCACAACTGTAACTTCTGCAAACATTGATGATATCTTGGATCAAGTTTATGCAAACATCCCTGCTGCCGTTGCAACAAAAACTGATTTAGTTTGTTTCTTGGGTGTTGACGCTTACAAGTTGATGTTGGTAAACTTGAAGAACGCCAATTTATTTCACTATATAGCTGATGCTGCAACTGAAATGCAAATGGTTTATCCTGGTACTAACATGACCTTGATTGCCGTTGGTGGTTTGAATGGAACAAACAAGATTGTTGCCGGTTCTTTGTCTAACTTCTTCTTAGGTACTGACCTTGCAAACGAAGAAGAGGATGTGAAGATTTGGTATTCTCAAGATAACGATGAAGTTCGTTTCCGTTTGACTTTCGCTTATGGATGTCAAGTTGCATTCCCAGCTGAAGTTGTTTATTTCACCCTTTAATTTGAGATAGGATGCCGTGTCTTCTGACTTCCGGATTTACACTTGATTGCAAGGAAGCAATCGGTGGAGTTAAAAGCATCCATCTGATTAGTTGGACTGCTTCAAAGTTTACCGTTGTTAGTGGTGTAGTAACCGCGACAACTGTGGTGAGCGGTGATGTGTACACTTACGAGCTACCGAAAGCAACCGGATCAATGACAAACACTACAAATGTGAGCATTGAAAACGGCACATCTTTCAACCAAGCGGACATTGCGTTCAAACTTCGCAGATTGTCAACTACCAAACGCAACGAGATGAAACTTCTTGCACAAGGTCGTTGTTATTGCATCGTTAAAACAAACAATGACGAGTATTGGTTAGCCGGTAAGGACTTGGGTTGTGATGTGACTGCAATGGTCAGCAACACAGGAACTGCGATGGGTGACTCTACTGGATATGAGGTGACTCTATCCGCAATCGAAGCCGAAGCACCATTCTTGCTTCAAGCATCGGTAGTAACCACATTGGGCATTTAATTCTGCTTGATTCATAGAGAGAGAGGGTGGGCATTTGCGCACCCTTTTTTGTTACATAAAAGACAAGTCGCTATTTTAGGTAGATGCTCCAAGTAACTAAGCAAGATTCTGAATACTGGTATGTAACTCTCACCGAAAAAGTGACGATTGCAAATCCGTATTTTTTATTTAGTATGAAGTGCAGACAAACCGATGCGGTCAAGAATTTCATATTGACTGACACATCCACTTTCAAAGAACGATACAACAAGTTTTTGTTTGATGAAGGTGTAACCGATGCCAAAACTTTGGAGGTCGGTGAACACGAGTATAAAATCTACGCTCAGATTTCTTCCAACAATTTGAATCCATCCTTAGCTGATGAGTTGGTTGAAACGGGATTGTTGAAAGTTCTTCCATTGTTAAACAACGAGTTATTTTATCAGGTATCGTGAGCGAGAAAATCTACACAACCAATCGTGATATGGGCGTTGAACACGAAGTGTTACTCACCAAGAAAACATTCACAACAAATCGTGATATGGGGTTTGAGCGAAGCGTGGATGATGTCAAGAAGAACTATGAAGTTGATGCGTTGACTGCTGCTTTCTTATTAACTGAGGATTCATTTTTATTGCTCCAAGAGGATGGAGGTCGTTTGATAGAAAGTTATGTCTAACAAGAAAATATCCCAACTTGATTCCATTGGAACTATTGATGTCAATCAGGACTCAATTCCAATTGTTGACTATTCAGAGAATGTCACCAAACGGACAAACCTTGCCAACATCGGTCAGCGTGTATTGGAAGCCAGTACAACAACAAACCTTGCAGAAGGAACAAACCTATATTTCACCAATACACGAGTTTACACGAAGGCAAAGGCAGCATTCAAAGCTGGTTCAAACACATCCATCACTTTTGACGATGCACTTCAAACCATCACCATCGCATCTCAGGGCAATGTTCAATCCGTAAACACAAAGACGGGTGCAGTTGTATTGACCACAACGGACATAAGCGAGGGAACAAATCTATACTACACACAAGCAAGATTTAACTCAGCGTTCACGGCAAAGAGTACAAGCGATTTGACGGAGGGAACAAACGAGTATTTTACCGCAGCAAGAGTGAGAGCAGTCGTGTTGACTGGTATTTCATTGGTGACAAATGCCGTGATTTCTGCAACTGATTCAGTATTGGTTGCCTTCGGTAAGTTACAAGCTCAGATCACCGCTAATCTTTCAACGCTTACATCACACACATCCAACACAAGCAACCCACACGCCACTACAAAAGCACAAGTCGGCTTGGGTGATGTGCCAAATGTAGACACCACAAACGCATCAAACATTGCGAGTGGCACATTGGCTGATGCAAGGTTAACATCTGCCGTTACAAAGCAAGGAAACACATTTAACGGAGCATCTCAATTAGTACAGTTGGATGCATCTGCAAAACTTCCAGCCGTTGACGGTTCTAATTTGACAAACTTAAACATTCCACCATCAACGGGTGGGGATTTATACTTATTCTATAACTACTAAAATGGCAGCAAATACATCACCCATATTCGCACTATCCCCTGAGCTTTCATTTGCAACGGTAACGACTGCGACAACCGACCGAACAGGTGCAACGATGACAAACACCGTCACGCTTTTAACTGCTGCAACAAACGGCACAAAGATCACGCAGATAGGGGCGAAGGTTGCAGGAACAAATGCGGCAACTTTGGTTTTGATTTTTGTGAGTGATTCAAGTGGTGCGAACTTTAAGTTGTTTGATGAGATTGCACTTTCCGCAATTACCGCATCAACTACTGTCACATCACAAAGGGCGGTAACGGCTTACTCAGATTTGCAGTTGAAAGCAGGGCAAGTTGTGAAAGTTGGAACTACCGTTGCGACTGCTGCTGGAGTAAACATATTTGCAATCAAAGGAGATTATTGAGATGCCTGACTTTGGTATAATGCGTGGGTTTAATGAGAAGTTGTTTGGTGACAAGTTGGTCGCTGGGCAATTGCCTACGCAGTTGGGATTAATTGGTAGTTTCACTATTCCTGAATTCTTATTGGATTTATATCCAGGTGCAGCGGCTGCGTACTCTTTGCGTAAATTAAATAGTGCATACACGGGTAGTGCAATTCGTGTTAGGCGAACTGATTTGACTGAAAGTGATATTGGTTTTACGGCAACAGGAAATTTAGATACAACGGCATTACTTGCCTTTACGGGTACAGGTGTTTTAGATAATGGATTTGTTAAAACTTGGTATGACCAAAGTGGAAATTCTAATAATTTAGCTCAAACTACTCTTGTAAATCAACCACAAATAGTCTTAAATGGTAGTGTTATAATTAATTTAGGAAGCAAACCGACAGTAAAATTTAGTGGAAATCAAATTATATTTAAAAATTATTCATTAAATATAGCTAACCCATATACAAATATTAGCGTTAATAGGTTTGCAAGTTTTACAAGCCCAGGCACTTTCCCATATATAATGAGAAATGAATTAGGCAATGATTCACAATTAACAACACTTGGTAAATTATTTACTAATACCCTTAGGTCGCTGAGCGGTTCAAATTTATTTCATTCACTTGCGGGTCAAATAAACACAAACTACTTATGGTTTGTTATACCAAATTCTATATTTACTATTAATAACATAACCACAGTCGGCGATTTAAGTGTACAACCTTTGGTTGGAGGAATAGTGCTTGGTGGTTATTCATTAACGGAAGGACAATTGAATGGGTACATTTCAGAGCAAATTATTTATCCATCAAACCAATCATTGAATCAAAATCAAATACAAAACAACATAAACGACTTTTACTCTATATTTTAATGTTAGGATACAAATACACAACTGAACTCGAAGCAATAGCAGCACGTCAAATTGCAGCGACTTATATGGGTTTACCCGTACCAAATGGCGAAACGTTATATTGGGTAAATTACAACTACTCCGAACTTGACGGGTTTTATTATATTGCCTATGTTGAAGGATTAGAAGCGGCATTAGGAACACCCACAGAGTTTGAAGTTATAGCCCCACCATTTCCGATATGAAACTAAGCGGTCGTTCTTGGATCGCTTTGATAATTGCGTCAGTCATTATGCTGACCTTTCTTTCCGTGCAATCCGCACTTGTTTTCAAATACATTGAGCCGACCTATAAATCGGCTCTTTTTGGCTATTGGTCAATTATTGCCTTTATGCCTTTTTTCTATTTTGTGGTGATTGAGTTCGTCAGAAAAGCACGACATAAATTCCAATCAATAGATGATACATTCAACGCCATTGATGCCAG